CAGCAAAAGGCTGTGGCTGCGCCAGCGACCGTTGAACTGCCCACCGCTCTCGGTCTCGAACTCGATATTCGACATGTTGAAGAAGCGATACTTCAGCCCGAGGTCGATATTGTAAGTGATTGCGCGGCGAACCTGCGCGATGCCCTGCCATGCAAAGCCACTGTCCGAATCATCAACGAAAGTTGCCGACTGACGCCAGTAATTCCAGTCGTTGGCCTTGACGCTCGCATAACCGACGCCACCGCCGACCGAGAAGGTCCAGCCACGCTTTTCATCGTACTTCCAGCTGTCATTGTCGCCGAAATCGAGGAGCAGATTCGCCATGCCGGAGAGCGCGGTCGTCTTACCACTGGCACCCGTGTAAACGAACGGAGCAAGGCTCCCCACCGCGCCGCCCGGCAAGACCATGTTCACCAGCGTAGTGTTGGATGTGAACGTGTCAGGCTGGGCCTGCTTGTATCCGAACTCAAGCTCGGTGCGAACGCGACCCCAATCATAACCAACTACGGCAGCCACATCGAACCCTGTCTGGTGATCGACAAGGAGAGCATTAGTCACCTTGATTTCATCACCGTCATCGCTGGTTCCGAAGGGCCGATAGTCCCAGTTTTGGTCCTCTACGAGCATTCCCCCGCCTTCGAGACCAGCATAAAAGGCCTTGTCACGGGCGATTGCTGGCCCGGCCAGGGCGGTGGTGGCCAAAGCCATTGCGATGGCGAACTTCCGCATTAGGTAACCCCTTTCTTCTCGTTCGACGAGTATGGTGCTTGCGTTCCGTAACCCAGTAGCATGGCAGGCGCAAGCGCATCATGATTGCTGCTTCCCTGCCACCCCACCATGCTGGTTCTCGTATTGTTCACTAGCTTTCGATCAGCCCGTGCGATCGCATGGCAGCAAGGATGGCCGATATGGCTGCTCGGGCCTCGGCGTCCGTAATCGCACCACCGCTCGGCGCTGAAATGGCAGCCTGCCTGCTGGAAATCACCACTTTACCGTCAACTTCCAAGCTCCTTACCAGCCATGCCTCGGTTCGCCATGCGGTCCCGTCGAACGTAATGTGTGAGCCGTGCTGATGGCTCCATGCGATAAAACCCGGCGATGGGGGGAGAAAGGTCCAACCGCCTTCTTGCCAGTAAGCAATTTCACCAGCGTGTTGCTGCCATGCACCACTCGGCGCCGGACCAACTACCCAGCTTGCCCCGATACCCGGCTGAGATGGCGGCGCATCGAGGATTGTCTCCACCGTCGTGCCGATCAGGGCATCCAGCCGCAGCAGTGCCTCGTTATGAACGACTTCCTTGTGTGCCTGCCCGGGTACCAAGAGCGGCAGATCGTATCGGGGGGTCGATTCACTCATCGGCGATCCTTCCGTAAAAAGCCGCATTATCGGATCTGAAATGTCTTGGTTGCCTGTAATCCGTTTCCCACAAGCTCGCTAATCTGTGCCACCGAAACGACGATCGTCGATGGCAAACCACCAAAGAACTGTAATTGCTCGTCACGACTTACAGTGAACTCTTCCTGCGATACAATTGCCCTCAGGTTGCCGCTATCGGTGCCGATATTGACTTCGTAAGACTCAGTACGCTCTCCAAGGGGAGAATCTACCCCATCAAGCCAAAAGAAGCCGATTCGGCTGCGGCGAATCCAAGTGATCCTGATGTCCGCGTTATCAATGATACGAGCGTGGAGGTGCGCTGGATTCAATGGTATCAGGTTATTTGCCAATATCCTATGCGACACGTGAGTTGTATTTGCAATCGACTCAGAGGGTCCAACTGCCTTGAACCGTGAAACACTATTTCTGTATTGCGAGGGTAGCAAAACACGGATCAGAGCGCTCTCGTCGATTGCAACAAATGGATCGCCTTGAAGGTGATTGCTTATGGAGCGATCGGTTCCGTACAGTCCGCGTAGGAGTCCACTAATCATATACGAATTACTTCCTATGGGGTCTGCTCGACAGAATGCCAACAATTCCGATCCGACAAGGGCAATATTTTTTCCAAGCAGAACATTATCCCTGCTAAATGGCTCAGGATAAGATCCTCCAGAGTTCAGTTTAATAATAAGACTATTCACCTCGTCCCAGCGACCGATCGGACCTGAGTCCAGCACACTGTCAACTGTTCCCGTAATTGCGCTGGTATTTGCTACACCCACTGCGGAGTATGCCATCCCGCCATCAGTGCTCATCAATATCGTTGCCTGCTGCCAATCTGCCGATTGGCTATAGGGCGCGATCAAAAGTCGAGCCTGATCGAAATTCTCGGATGGGAGTTGCGGAATATCAGCGATCAGAAGGCAAGTGGGGCCCTGTTGCCTGACCTCCGTAGGAAGTTTTCTACCAGCATAGCCGTTTGGGCTACGTGCGCGAGAAGCGCTTTTTCGCCAGCATGACAGATCGATTGACCCATTCTCGATGTTAACAGCCAGTATATTCAATGTAGGCGGATTGTCGTCGATCCAGATTTCATCGCCCACGCTGAGGACGGCATAACGAAGGGGCAGCGCGATCGCCGATCGATCACGAGACTCCCGGTCGTTCGCCAATTCTCGTTCCGCTATCTGTTTGGCAAGCGACGCACCGAGCGCAAATGGTACTGCGCGGCGCTCTCGTGAGGCCGCCGAAACGGAGCTCCCCGTGATCGATCGCTGCACACAGGGTTCGAAGTCACGCGCTGGCTCGGCATAAATGAGGGTGAATTCCCGCGCGGCTTTCTGTTCGCGTGTGGTGGCGAACTTTGGTCGCTCCGTTGAGCCGCCGGGCAGTTGCACCACAAGATCGGCAGCTGAAACGACCGCAGCTTCCTGTGCCATGTTCAGAAATCGAAGCTCAAGTCTGTGTGCCGAGCCATCGATTGCGAATGGCTCGATAAGATTTATTGCCTCCAGATCCTCTTCAATCCCACCCTGATGCCCCGCTGCATAGCCCACCGCTCCCGCAGTCCGCAAACTCGGTCCATCCAAGGCAAGGCCAACCGTTGCTGCGAGATCGGTAACGATATTGAAAACCGATAGGTCTTCATTCTGGCAAATCACCTCGAATGAAAATTGAGGAACACGACCCGCAAACTCGGCAAGTTGCAGATCCTCAAGCACCAGATATGCCAAGCCGCGATAGGCTGGTGCATTACCAGTTCCCTCCGCGGCTTCGATTAGCGGGTCCACGCCTTGCGCCTCGGAACCGGTGTACACTCGCATCACGACCGGAATGGCGAACTCCCCACTCTCGGACCGGATTTGTTTGCCGTCCGCCCACACCCTGCCAACGGCGGTGATGGGGGTGGCCGAGAGCGCGATCGCAAGGGACACGCTGTAGCCGGAACCCCCCGTCCCCGCCTTTCCGCCCGTTTGCAGGCGGGATTCGCGGACCGGAGTGGACCAGATGATGTTCCCGGCAACCCGCATCCGCCCATAGATCCGCGGGATTGTGCCGCCGTAGCCTGATCCCTGCACCGCCAGCTGATCGAGCCGGGGCCCACGCCTGCGCGACGATCCGAGAAGGCTACGGTCGATCGCACTTCCGGCAAAGGCGCCGGCAATGCTCGCCACTGGCCCGCCGATGGCTGAACCGATTTGTGAGAGAACGAGCGTAGCCATCCAATCAGTCCTCCTCGGGCAGTCGCCAGGCATCTGATATCCGCCAGTTCGGCGGCGCCGATTGCTCCACGACCCGGCCGAGCCCGGTGTGCGCGTTCACCAGACCAGTCGGGGTTCGGATCCCGAGGTGGGGAATCCCGTTTCCAAGGTCGAAGCAGAGCACGTCGCCCGGCCCGGCCCGCGCGGTGTCCAGCCGAAATAGCCCGGCCCGGCGCAAGCCTTCGCGCAGCCTGTTGCCGAGCTCGTCGCCAGTCAGGCAGTAGAATGCGTCGTCGCCGCGCAGCCGGGCCCCGGCGGCAACGGCCGCCGCCAACACCACCCCAACGCAGTCCAGGCCGGTTTCCGCTGTGCGGCCGCGCACGCGGAACCGCACACCAACTAGAGCGCGCGCGGCAGAGACCATCCGGATGCGAAGCGCCTCGCTCATGCCAGCCCCGGATAGAAGGCCATCGCGTCCGTTCCCGGCACGTGAGGTTCGCCGCGGAAGTTGACCACGTTGGCAAACCGGTCGCGGCATGTGGACAGCTGCCGGTCGCAGCCCGCGCGAAGCTCGATGCGGTCGCCGGAGACAAGCCCGGGCACCTCCTCGTCAACTTCGAACTGCGCACCACTCGACCAGGTGATCGATCGATCGAGGCCCGACCCTCTCCCCGTCAGGACGCGCGCGCGGCCGTAGCGGAAGGCTTCCTCTGCACCGAGGTCCCGATCAACGGTGATCGACCCGTCCGGTTGAGCCGCCACCACTGTCGCCTCAACCACATAACGCGCAGGATCGAGCGAACAGCGCGCGTCGCCAAGCGATGCCCGGCATTCGGGCGAGTAGCCCTCAAGCGCGCTTTCCTGAAACAGCCGCAATCTGGAAACCATCTCGGCCACGAACTTCTGACCGTCGCTTGAAATGGCGCCCAGGAAGCCGCTCGATAGCAAAAGTGTGCCTGCGTCCGGCGCCGTCCAGTCCACCATGAGGCACTCGAGCGCCGCACCGTCATAGCGACCGGCTTCCAGATCCTCCTCGGAGATCGCCGCGCTCGATAGTACGCCGCTCGCCTCGGAGGTTATCGGATCGCTCGGTGTCGCGCCAAGCACCGCCGATGGAGAGAGCCCCGGCGATGCGAGGAAACGGCAACCCCCGATCCACAAATCGCGATCGTGCGTGGTCAGCCCGATTGTCACGCCGTCGGTCCTGCGGATCTGCCAGCAGATGGCGATCGTCGCTGATTCCCGAGCAAGCGCCGCCGCCATTTCCGGCGTTACAACCCGCACCTCAGGCTTCCCGCACTTCGATGAGCGGGACGGATGGCGTGTCCCCCCCCCGGACCGCGGAAAGCGAAACCAGCAGGCTGTCCTGCCCAAACCTCACCGGCACGTCGAAGCGGAAACCTGCTGTCACGGCGACACCGCTGCCCGGGGGCACGTCGAAAATGATTGAACCCAGCGCGTCGAGGCTCCAGCCGACGGGCTGCTCTGCTCCCGCAACCGCCACCCGGACGCTTCCCGGCACGGGCCGCGTGATCCGCCGTGCATCGCCCTGCGCATGGTAGCGCTTGATCAGATCAAACCGGACGCGCTGCCCGTCGCCCGTGCCCAACAGCTGATCGGTCGCAGTGGGACTGGCGTTCGCCATGCTGGACGAGGAATCGAGCGGATCCTCGAAGCGAAACGCGTGCGCCGGACCGCGCCGCGCATGAAAGAAGCCCAGCAGCACGGACAGGTCCGCCTCGGACCGCACGCCCGCACCCGCGTCATATCGCCGGCGCGCATGGGCCCAGTTGCTGTTCCGCTGCTCGAAGCCGCTCGCCATCGTGACGATCTGGGTGGAGTAATAGGGTTCGGCTGTCGCGTCGAAGCCAAGCGCCACGGGGAAGCGCACATCGTCAAAGCTCACGGGATCTTCTCCGGTTGGATAATGGGTGAAGCCGTCGCGGATCACTTGCGGCAGGGCCCAGATGAACACCTCGGGCACACCACGCGCGACTGCCGAGACCGCGGCGGCGTCGATGTTGCGCCACGCAAGCACTTCCTCAGGCCTGAGCACGAAGCCGGAAAAATACTGCTGCTCGCCGAGCGGATATCCCAGCCGCTGGTCGAGCGTGGTGCGCGCCCGCACCTGCGCTCCCTCGTCGCCTGCCAGGACGAAATCATAGTCCTCAAGCTGAAACACATCGAACGCAGGCCGCGCCCAGCCTTGCGGGAGGTTCAGCCTGACAAGATTGTCCGCCGCCGTGCCGAGCACCTGCGGCGCGTAGAATAGAAGGTAGGTTCGGAGCGCCGGCGCGATCGTTCTTGCCGCTGCGAGCACGGCCGCCGTCGATTGCGCGAGCAACCGCCCAGCCCAGTCCAAATAGCCCGCTTGCGCCTGCGTCAGAACTGTATCTGCCGAAGAAACCGGCGGCGGCGGCGTAAGGCCGGTGTCCGCGAGATAGCGCGCCAGCGCGCTCGCATCATAGATGCACGGCGCGCGGTCGGCGCCAACCCACCACCACGGTTCGCCGATCTGCAACTCGGCCGGACAATCCGCTGCCAGCGCCAGCGCCGCCAGCGCCCGCCCGCAATTCTCGAGATAAGCCTGCGCCTGCGTATTCGCCGGCGAAAGCAGCGTCGAAGGCGGGGACCATCCGGTCAGCGCCGGGCTCCCATCATGCTTGCGCTGCTTCCACGCTTGCGGCGCGTGGGCGTCGAACATCTCGTAGCTGATCGAAAGGATCGTCGTGATCGCAGCCGCCTTGGCGCGGACCAGCAAGTCGCGGTGCCAGGCGAGGAACGGCGCGTTGAACGGCTGCTCGCCATCCACCGCCACGAACCGCCCCTCCCCCGCGCTCCATTCCAGCCGGAACTGGTGGCTCATGCCGATGTAGTGGTTGAGCCACTTCCGGTAGCCGAGCGCGCGCGCATTCCGGAGCATCCGCTCCGGCGTGATGTTGTAGCTGTCGTCATAGCCGCTCGCCGCCCGCAGCACGTGCTCGGGCAACCAGGCGTCGCCCATCTTGATGGTGGAGCCGGGGCCGGTGCAGCGGATGTCCTCGATCTGGACCCAGCCTTCCGCCGGAGTGGCAAGCGGCACCGCGGTACCGTCATACTGCGGTGCGACGACCGAGATGAAAATCCGGTCGATATCGCCGGCCCAGACCGGATCCGCCTCGGCGGGTAGGAGGAAGCCGCCGCTCAGCTCGTCGAAGGACAGCCGGACCTCGGCGTCGCTGCCGCTACCATCGGCATAGTTCCACAGCCGCACATACCAGGTCCGCGCCGCGCCCTCCGCGTCTCGCCCCTCGATCGTCAGCGTCGGTCCGTAGACCGCATCGAGCGGCGCCACGCCCGCCGAACGCCACTGGAAAGCAAGCGTGATGCCGCGATAATCCCGGTGCGTGTCATAGCGCAGCAGCGGGTGATCGATCGTGTCCGCGCTCTCCCAGATCAGCCCCGCGAGATCACCCTTCTGGTAAAAGACGAAGTCGGCGCGCAGCGATCCCGGCACGGTAGTGACAATGGAAGCCATCATCGGTCGCGGGAAATTGACCGTCCAATACCGGCTGTCGAAGCGCTTCAGCCAGTCCTTGCGGCGCTGGTCCTCTTGGGTCGCCAGCCAGAAGCTCATCGCCGGTCCGCCCGCGCCAGCGCCTGCGCCACCTGCCGCGCAACCTGCTGCCCGCTCCGCTGGAGAATGCCCGATCCGCCATCCCCCGGCGCGTTCACATTCACCGTGATG